GCAGATGATAAAGACTTTGTTCAGATCTGGGACATCACGAGCACCTGTAAATTCGCAAAACGTCATCTAACAAAAAGAAAAACTTTCTACAAAGAAGCCAACTATCCATTCACTGTTGAAAAGGCTGAATGGGAATGAGAAAGAAAATTATAATTACTGGATGCAGTTTCAGCGCACCAAGCACTAAACCTGAATTAAAAGGAACCAGCTGGGGCGAAAAACTTGCAGCTAAACTAGATTGGGATCTAGTACACCTAGCCCGCCAGGGCATGAGCAATGGTGGTATCAGAGTCATGATAGATGAAATTATTAGACAGCGTCCGGACTTTGCTATTGTAGCCCCAACATTCCATGACCGAATGGAAATTCCTGCCAGCGCCGCACCGTATGATTGGTCAATCGCTCCAACACAATGGAATACTCCGCTACAGCAACATTTACAAAACGCTGAATTAAAAAACGGATACGATCCTGAACTGGGCGTACAAAATATCAATTTTGCCAATGGTCCGTACACCATGATCTCAGAAACTATTTTTAGTCTAGCAGAGAACTATGATCATTATTATAGAGCAGCCAAACTAGACAAAGATACTCAACAGGCTGTGAAGCAGTATATTAATCATTTATACGATAGCAATTGGAAACTACAACAAGACCGTTGGTTGATCGGCGATGGCGTTTTTAGATTACATGCTGCTGGAATACCTTTTTTAGTAGTAGCCTGCAACATATGGACCAGCGACACAGTGAGAGAAGCCTTTCCGGCAACAATACCTGATAGCTGTTTTACTTTACAATACGAAGATACACCTGCATATGCTACCAATGAATATCCACACAAAGGTGAAGACCCGGGATATCACGGTAGCGAAGCAAGTCAAGAATACCTTGCCACAAGATACTATGAACATATAAAAAAATATCATGACAGATAATACAATTACACATTCGGAAGACGACTTTGATTGGTTTAGACACAACGGCATATACATGCCCATGATCAATGACACGGGTCGCAATGTTTATTATAAAAAAGCTATTGAAGCAGCAGTACCTGGTAAAGTGGTATGCGACATCGGAACCGGAACCGGCTTGTTAAGCATACTAGCTGCCAAAGCCGGCGCAACAAAAGTTTACAGCGTAGAAATGGATCCGGGCAGGGCAGACTTTGCTAGAAAAATTATTAACCAAATTGGGCTGTCGGACAAGATAGAAGTTGTACACAAAAACTTTTTTGATACAGATATCCGCGCTGATATTTTTATATCTGAAACCATTGGCACTCCAGTTTTTAACGAAGACATTATTGCAATAGCCAAGCATGCTACCAAACACGGTGGGCAATTTATTCCTGGAAGTTTTGATCTTTGGGTAGAAATATACGACGATCATCCAATCTTTCCTTTGGTAATGCCCGAGTCTAGTGCGTTTGAATTTCAACCTGATATAGATATTGATCCAGCATTTGAAAAAATTATAAATGATTCTTTTCAGTCGCAACATCCTTTTGATTCAACTATCTATCGTGCCGGCTACGTTGAAAATTTGTTTACCATGTTGCCTAGATTTACAGATTTAAAACTTAAAAAACTTTATCAAACAGAACCCTTACACATTAACTTGAATGGATCAGTGGACATTGACAATATCTGTATCACTGTTCCTGCAGAAAAACTTCCCTCAAATACGTTTGTTGCAGTTTTGTTTTGGCGAGCAAACATGTATAATAACATTGTTATGCCAGTCAATGAAACTTGGTGGGGCAATCCTGCTAAAACAATTTTACCGCATTTGAGAAAATCTGACACAGATTTTAAGATGTGGTATGACCATAAAATTACCGGCTGGAGATTACAATACTAAAATGAGAATACTAACATTAGAAAACACAGCTTACGAGCTAAATGAAATACCCGACGAAGTTGAGGATCTAAGATTTGCAGTTCTAGACAACAGCGATCCAAGAACTCCTGACTACTTTTATATTCCGTTAATTTTCCTAGAAAGCTTTAACAGTCCAGCACTGGTACTTCGGATAGGCAACAACGTGATCAAGATGCCAGTTGATTGGCACGTATTAATTGGAGAACCTGATCTAGGTGATCTTGAAGTGGTACCATTGACTAGTATCAATGATCGTGGTTTTAGTGTATTCTGTTTCAATCCTCTCAGCAGTTTTAGACCCGAGTTTGCACAAATTGAAATTGTAGATATCTATCAAGAGGTTAAATGGTATTTCCCTAAGTTAAAGCCTGGGCAACTACTGGCAATACCTTTAGAAACTGGAGTGGAAAAACCTTTGTGTGCATATTTTGTTAAAGATATTTCTAGGCAGAGCGAGGTAGTGGACTATGCCAAATGCTGGTAAAGCATTGGCAGTTGTTGCCCATCCCGACGACTGCGTAATTTTTGCCTTACCCTTTATTGAGCATCACAGTCAGTACCAGTGGCACATCGTGTATCTCACGTACACCATGGTAGATCCAAGAGCGCAAGAAGTTGGCGCTTTTTGGGCACAAAGAAACATAACTACAGAATTTTTAGGATTTGTTGATGACTTTCGAGATCAACAAACACAGAAGTTTAATTTTTGGGATCCCGAGGATGCTAAAAGAAATATACACCGTGTAATCAATACTGTTGATCCTGATTTCATACTAACTCATAATCATGATGGTGATTACGGGCACATTCATCACAAGCTGGTACACGATGCGGTATTTAAAGTTAACAAGCCAAAAATTTATTTTGCCAGCACATTTAACGCAACAGATCAGTTTCAAGCTAGTGATTACAACTTGGATGATCTACCATTGCACAAGAGTGTAATAACGGATTTTCAAGACCGCCTTACTGGCAGATATATAATAACAGAACAAGCTAGAAGTTTTGTATGATGCAAATAAATTATTTTAACAAACCTGTTCCCCACTTGGTCATTGACAATTTTTTAGGACCCGGCAGAAACAAACATCTATTAGACATGATTTCAATGATTGAGCATCGTATGATTGATGCAGAAATTATTGACCACGGTGTACGCAAAACTGATCTAGGATTTAGAAAAAATCTAAACTTATGGTTGGACACATTTGACTACGACACGTTAGGAATAATGTCTATCTTTACAGAAAAGTTTTTTCATCCGGCAATGGAGCAAGCAGTGGCTGATATTCCAGAGTTATCGCACGTGAGTGGAGCCCAATCAAGAAATCACAACATGGTTCTTAGTAGATATCATGCCACGGATTTTTACAAATGGCACACCGACGGCGGCGGCCATGCAACATGGAATTATTTTTGTTATCAAACACCCAAACAATTTGTTGGTGGCGACTTTGAATTAAGCAACGGGTTATATCAACAAGAACGATCAGAAACAACTACTATAGAATGTGTAAACGATAGACTGGTTATCTTTCCGGCCAAGTATCAACATTGTGTTACACCAGTTGATGCTGATCCAAGTCTAGATGGGCTAGAATGTAGACACAGTATACAAGTGTTTTTTTCATGACAAGTCAATTGAAACCAGGCGCAGCTTACATATACGAACGAGATGGCTCTCGAGTCTACGCCAGAGAAGTAGGCAGCACTGTACGCCACTTAATTGGAGAAGATTATTCAGATGATTTTCGAAGACGTAGTTCAGAAATAGCCGAAGAATGGATTCCTGTAGTACTTGCAGCTGAACAAAATCCCGCTTTACAAGATGCACTGGATCGTGCTAAAATAATATATGAGCTTACCAAACAAGACGACGATACTATCCAACATCATCCAGTATGACTGATAAACTAAACATTGCTAACGAAATGCGAGCATTTGATTCAAAAGATCGACGATTTTACCAAGACCTTACAGATGAAGAACGCAAAAAATTTAGCACCTACCTTATGGTACGTTGGGGATCAAGTGTGCAAGGCAGCACAGAATTGCAACAATATTATTTGTTGAGTTGTAATGAAAATTTAAACAAACACTTTTTTGATTTGGCCCGATATCCAGAATTGCAATGGCTAGCTGCTACCACAGTCAGTCCAGGTATGGGATCATTTAGGCACGATTGGATCAAACAAAAAAAGCGAGACAGCGGCAATAACAAAGTTATTAAATTTTTGAAACAGATTTATCCAGATTACAAAGATGATGAACTTGAATTGTTGATCAAGATAAACACCACTGCTGATATTAAACAATTGGCTAGAGAACATGGTTGGGATGACAAGCGAATCAAGTCAGAACTATAAGTGTCGATACTGCGACAAGGAATTTAGAAAAGAAAGTACTCTGACAGCACATCTGTGCGAGCAAAAAAGACGGTGGCAACAGGAATCCGAAACAGGTGTACAATTTGGACTTAGAGCATATCTTCAATTCTATGAAACCACACAAGGTAGCGCACGACTCAAGAGCTATTCAGACTTTGTGTCTAGTCCGTATTATACCGCTTTTGTCAAGTTTGGCAGATATCTAGTTGCTGTTCGTTGTGTCAATGCCAACAGTTTTACTGCATGGTTATTAAAGAATAACAAAAAATTAGACTTTTGGTGTAAAGATAGTTTCTACGAGGAATGGTTAAATGAATATCTTAAAAAGGAAGCAGTCCAAGACGCACTTGAGCGCGGACTCCGGACCATGGAAGAATACGCCGGGGGAGATAGCGGTCTTGCTAGCTTTAGCCATTACTTTAAGTACGGCAATCATAATAGGATTTGCCATCATATTACCACTGGTCGTATTAGTCCTTGGATTGTGTATAATTGCGATAGTGGCATTGATTTTCTCGACGGTCTTGACCAGGTTCTTCTGGCCATTGTTCTTCCTTGGATTGATCCTGATTATTGGAGTCGTCGTTTTCAGGACTACGTAGCAGACGCAGAGTGGTGCAAACATGTATTAAAGGAGGCCGGACTATGAAATTCAAGTCAGACATTGACATTGATGTAGCAAACAGAGATCAAGCACTTGCTACAGTAAAACACGTGGATGCTTCAATTGTGCGAGACGGCAAAATATCAAAGCATAACACAGGTACATACTTTACAGAAATTCCCGTTGACCCTTTTACTGGGCGAGCAAGCTTGGATTACGAAGCTGCAGAGGACCGAGGATATATCAAAGTTGACGTTCTTAATGTTGGGTTATATTCACAGATTAAAAACGAAGAACATTTGCTGCATTTGATGAATCAGGAACCGTTGTGGGATTTATTACAAGCACCTGATTTTTGTAGTCAGCTGATACACATAGGTTCGCATTACGACACACTGATTCGAATGCCTGAGCCAGTAGATTCAATTCCAAGATTGGCTATGTTTTTGGCAGTTATACGTCCTGCTAAACGTCATTTAATTGGTCGGACCTGGCGGGAAGTTGCTGAGAATGTTTGGGAAAAACCCACTGATGACAGCTATTATTTCAAGAAAGCTCATGCTGTGGGATATGCACATCTAGTTGCTGTCAACATGAACTTGATTTGCGAACAAGTCAGCTACGGGTACAGTTAACCTACTTTACGAACAAGAGTAATACTTCTACGTTTGCTGCGTTTGGCAGCAATTTCTTTAAGGCTCACTTGCGGGCCAAATTTAATTTCCACATCTTTGCTGTTCATTGTTTTGACTACGGTTCTGAATGGTGTCCATTCGGTCTTTAAAAACACATTAATGGGAATCAATCGATTACTTTCCCACCACCACATTTCTGCAAGTTCCAAAAACTGCTGCTTTTGCTCTAGAGTTCTCAGAGCGCCGTAATCGTAAATCGTAGTAATCACTTCATCTAGGTTTTGTATGACGCCTATGTATTCGTTGCCACCGTAGATCAGGTAGGTTAAGAACGGGTATTTTTTTAGTAATTCTGTGTAATCAGGTTCAACCATTTTTTCAATAAATACAAGTTATGCAGATCCAAGCTTATTTATATTCCAATATCGTCCGGGTCCAAATTTGGGATCCTAGCATATTTTCACCAAGGAACAGAGTCGTGTACAGTCGCCCTATAACCATTTATCAAGGTATTGATAATCCTTTACAAGTAGTAGTCAAGAATCAAGATCAAAAATCTGTAGATCTAACGGGTTATTTGGCGCAATTGGACATTCAAGATCCTTTAAATCAATCCAGTGTAAACAGCTTGGCAATTACAATTACAGATTATACCAAAGGATTGGGCACAGTGACCGTTCCTCGAGAAGTGGTAAACGTATTAGAACAAAGACGATACAAAATTACTGTAAAATTGATTGATGACGCAACAAATAGAGAGCGTCCGTTGTACATAGATGACAATTTTGGCGCAAGTTTGGATTTAGAAGTATTACCAGCGTGGTACGAAAGTGTAGCAGTTGATTCACCACCTGATGAAGTTATTGACGGCGGAACAATATAATGACAACACCTTTAAGACAGTTTATTTTAAAAAGAGGCAATACTGCGGTAAGCAGTACTTACACAGGACCAGCTGGTGAAATTACCTACGACACAGGATTAAATGCTGTTAGAATACACGATGGCATAACCCCTGGTGGTAATTTGATGCCTAGTAACACAGGATATACTTCACTGATATCTAATGTGTCCGTTCTGCAAGCCAATGTCACTACCTTGTTTGCCAATGCTGCTACACAAGCAACATTTATTTCTACACTACAAGCAAATGTAGCAACACTTGCCAATTTGGCCAGCAGCAGTGGTGCTGAGCCACCTGATTTGCCAGCTGAAGGTGCATTATGGTATGATACTGGCAGCGGTAGATTGTACGTGTATTATGATGGATTCTGGATTGACGCCAGCCCAGAAACTGTGTACACATTGCCAACTGCTACAGCCAATGTGTTGGGCGGAGTTAAGATTGGCGGCAACCTAAGTATTGTAAACGGTGTACTAAGTGCCAATACCAATTTGGGCAATCTAGGTATTGCCAATCAGACCATATATGGCACACAAACCAATCAAGACATAGAATTAGCACCCAACGGTACAGGATTTGTTTCTGTACCAAAACTGAAAATTCCAGTGGGCACACTAATCCAAGGCACAGCACCTATTTCAGTGACCATTGCCAATTTGACTCTAAATACCCTTTTAGACTACAGCACATCAAGTTCAGACAATCTAGTCACAGGCGACTACAATTTACCCAATGGTGTATCAGGTGCAGGTACAGGGTGGGCAGTATATGAATTTACTACCAATCCTAGCCCAGTACTGGAGATAGGTGATCACATTGCGGGCGTGGGTGTTCCATTCTTGAGCAATGTCATACACATTGGCACAGGACCCAATGCCAATGTGATCATTACAGATCAGACCATTACGGCTGTACCTCCGGCGAACGGAGAAATCATTTACACCACTAGAGATGTTGTAAATGCTGGCTTGAATATTACCACCGTAGGAAACACAGACATCAGCTTGATTCCGGGCACAGGTGGACACATTGTCACAACCACGGACATCATACCTTTTGCAAACGATGTGTATAACCTAGGCACTCCGGCCAAACGCTTCAAGCAGGTATGGTTGGGTGCTGGTACTATCTATATCTTAGATGAAACCTTGGGCACAGACCAAGCCATTGGTGCCAGAGATGGCAATATTTACATTGCCGGCGGCACAGGTTTGACCGTGGGCAAATTTACCTTAACTGGTAATACTATTGCATTACAAAATTCCGCAGAAGATTTCTATGTTGGTGCAATTGGAGCCACTGGCAACCTCACAGTAAATCGTCAGTTCAATGTGTCCAGCGTAGATGGCGCTTGGAAACTGTTTGACATCAATCAAACAAATGGATATGTTTCAATTGTCAGCAATGTGGCCAACAGCACCGGAACTGCCGCACTGGAAATTGTTGGTGCCAGGGCCCGAGACTTGATATCTCCCAACAACCCAGGTATTCTCTTGCATCTAACCGGCACAAGCACGGCACCTGCTCGTATCTACAATGACAGTTATGGTGCCGCAAATTATAGTGCCTACATTGGTCGCAAGGCTCGTGGCAACTCCACTGTAGCTTCAGGAACTGTGGCCGGCGATATTATCAGTCGTATAGGTGCCAACCCATTTGATAGTTCGGGTGTGTTTGCTCCTATCAGCACTATGCGTATGGATTTTGTAGTCAAAGAAACGCAAACGCCAACAGATCGTGGTAATCAAATTGAATTCTGGACCACTGCCAATGCAAGTGCCTCTATTGCTCGTCGTGTGGTCATTGATGACGCAGGTATTGCACTCAACACCGGCGGCGTAAAATTTGTTGACAGCACAGTACAAACCACAGCCTGGCTGGGTGATACCAGTTTGGTCACAGTGAATGCCAACATCGCTGCGGCCAATATAAACATTGCCACATTGTTTGCCAATGCTGCCTCACAAGCCACTGCACTAAACACATTAACAGCCAATGCAGCCGCACAAAGTGGAGATATTACTACTCTGTTTGCCAATGCGGCCGCTCAATCACAAGATATCACAACCTTGTTTGCCAATGCGGCCGCATTGG